AGTATGAAGATAGACTTAAATACTTCATCAAAAAATAACAAACACGAAAATTCGCTAACGAAAACTATGATTAATGAATACTACATCACAGAATCAGCAATTATCAAAAGAGTTTATTCTGTTAAAGCTCATTCAGTAGAAGAAGCTAAAGAAAAATTCAACAAAGAAGGTGGAGACTATTGTTTTCCTGATGGATCAGAAGATGTTGATGGATCACATCAAATAGAAGAAGTTGAATTTATAGAGGAGGTAGAAGAATGATTGATAACCCACTAGAACAGCAAACTTTAGAGACTTTTGACGGTCTTTATATCAATGAAAAGTTTGAAGAGCATTGTACTGATGCAGCTAAAGAATTAGCTAAAGATAATAATCTTCACCCAGATTATTATGAACCTTTTATAGAGTTCTATATTGAAGAATGTAGAGAATCAGATAGAGGTTATTTTTTCGGTAGTCAAAAATATATGATTGATCTTTGGTGGGATCATAATAAGGATCTATATGAAACTAAAACACCATATATTTAATCATTATCTTCTAAATATTTATCTACAGCAGTTCTAACTTGCCAAGAGACAGGTAATCCAGTTTTTTCCTTTCTCTCTCTAAGTTTATCTGCTGTTTTTTCAGTAAAATTAATCATCATTTTT